ATTTGTTCTAATAATTCGGGAGAATTATTTTTAGAAATTAATTTACCAACTGAATTAGTATAATACGACGCCGCATTTTTTTCAATAGTAGTAACATTTAATTTTAGCATACGAGTGCTTGATTCAACGGCACCTTGCGTAGCAAATTGCGGATTACTCGGTTTATATACAACAAGCTTACACCCAACTGGGTTACTTGGACCAGACAAGGGTACTCCAATATATGGATTTTGTACAAATTCTATGTACAAAGGAATCGCTTGTTGTTTAATATTATCAGGTAAAGTTTTTAAATATTCAAAAAATTTCATCAAAGTTATATCCTGTATTTTTTGACTTAAAAAAGCAACTTTATACTCTTTTGAAATTATTTTTCTATTTATCAGTATATCGAAAAACAATGTTATAATATTTATTTCAGAAGCGATTGCTAAATCAGCATTTGGTTGACAATTCGCAAAATAAGTGTTTGTAATAGATAAAGGGTCTCCTGGTTTAGATCCTTTTATAAGTGCTGCGGTAATTTCTGGATTTTTTGAATTATTTATTTCCGCAATATTTAATGGATTAAAAGTTTCAAAATTAAATGCTCGTTGTTGGTATGTCTTACACCTATTTTGTAAATATTGTGTGTGTGTTGTATAATAATTTTTTTTTAAATTAGTATTAGCATATATTACACGTTGTTTAGCAAATTTCTCTTGATTACAACACAATATAGCGTTTTCGGTATTTGGTTCTGGGTTTTCTGTTAAATATGGTTTATTCGGATAATATGTATCAACAATTCCAACACCTTGACATGTAGTACAATCTTTTTGAAGTTGTTCTCTCTCATTGATTTCATCAATCGGATTTTGTTTAACTAAATAACTTCCTGGTTTATCTTGTAATTCATTTAATAATCCACTGCCACCAAACCCGCCGCCAAGTGAAGTTCCTTTACTAGATTGTACATTTCTATTCAAATTGTATTGTATTAATCCCACTTCATCTTGTGCTATGTATTTTTTATCGCTGACAATATATTTATTTTCTTGTGTTTTATCCATGTTTATTATAGCAACATTAGGAACAACTCTACCTTTTCTATAATGCTTAATAGGTCGCGCAGCACCAAATGGCGAAGGAAACACATTTCCAGGATCTAAATTTGTTAAAGGTCTTATGTGTCCAGATGCTATTCCAACAGGATTACTATTTATACCATCACCTTTCCATGTTTTATATCCTCCTTGATTTCTTGTATTTACTGATAGACCCATTCCAACTGGATAAAATGATGTTCCTAATGAATTAAAACCAGTATTTAATGATGAACTCTTATTTATAAATTGTGCCATATTTGTTTGTATAAATATAGAAAAGAAAATAAAAACCTTGTATATTATATTAAATAGTATATTTATAAATGTTAGTAAAGTTTTTGATTGGGTTTTTTGTATTATTAATTATTTATCAATTATTTTTAGCGAATACACATAACTATTTACTAGAAGGTATGACTACAGAAGTAGATGATCAACAAAGTCAAACGAATTATCAACCATATGATACTAATAATCCAAATAATGTAATGATTTTAGCACAACAGAATGCTGGAAATATACAAGTTTTGAAACAACAAATAGACTCTATTTTAGGATTAAATAAACAAGTTCAAGATTTAAGTGGTAATGTAGCAAACTTATCAGAGCAAGTTTATAATATGATTCAAGCACAACAACAGTTAGCACAAAGTAGTTTACCTAGTTCGACACCAGAAATAACGGGTACAACATAATTCAATAAAATAATTATATTTGTATATTTTAATATAGCAAATGTCAAATTCAGATTCATCTTCAGATTCAAATATATTTCAAGAAGTTCTGAATGGAGCAGGAAATGTTGAAGAAAAATTATTGGGCCCTACATATCCATACTATAAAAATATTAGAACACCATCTGAAATTGGAATGACATCAAATGGTACAATTTCAGCGTTGACAAAAGACATTGATGGTTTAATCAATTATGTAACACTTCTAGTCGAAGGCACTGGTAAAGCTTCTGCTACAGGAAATCCATTGGGCAATAAATTTTTTTTAAACACCGGGGCAAAATGTAAAGATATTTCCAACAATGATACAGTAGATAGATATATTTATGTCAACAATGTTCCAGAAGGGAATATTCCTTTTATTTCGCAAGGATTAGGTGTTAATTTTTCAGAATTTAAAGGGTTAATCCCTGGTGCAATGGGCAATTTAAATTCATTAAATCCATATGCATTATTACAATCGTTTTTATCAGGTTCTGTACCAGATTGTCAACCTTTAACAATGCAAACAATAGATAATAATAATAATAAATCGTCGGAAACACATTATGTAACATTAGTAGACATACGTAATATGGATCCATGTAGCTTTCAAAATAAAACAAATCCTATCACAAACGATAATTGTAAAGAGACTTTCCAAAATGTCAATAGTAATATACATTATACAAATACACTACAATTACCAAATGATATTACAACACAATTATATTTTTTAGCATTAGCAGCAATTGTTATATATATAATATATAAACTCATGAAAAAATAATAACAATAATTCTTTTACACCCTTGAAGGTGTAAAACGAGACACAATAAACTAACAAATATTTGATTTTTCTAAAAATGGCAAATATATCAATAAGTAAATCGCATAATATTTCGCAAAGTTTCTTTTATAAATTGTATATGTTGTTTTTCTATTAACATTTTTATTTTTATTATATCTTTCAACCTATCTTTTCAAACTTCTTTCACTACATTCAAATACTTCGCATACTTTAACATAATTATTTATTTTATGGTAATAATTAACTGCTTTTAACTTCAAATCAGGTGTAATTTGTTTAGTCATTTATATATTTGTAGAAATTATATTACACCTTTTTACATTTCAAACGCCGTTTTTTTGATTTTTTATTATTGACATTCTTTGCTCTATAATTTTTTCGTTTAGTATTATTTTTACCACCAACATTATTAACAACTTCTTCTACTTGAATGTTTTTTATTGAATTAATAAATTTTTCTATTTCATCTTTTTCATCATAAGGAAAGTTGAATACTGTTTCTTCAATTTCATTCATAGGAATTTTGTTTTCTTTAATTGTTTGCTTACAAAGACCGAATAATGTTCCTACCCTTCCTTTATTTGAAGTGTCAATAATTTCTTTTGTCACATTTTCTATTTCTGACAATAAGTTTTTACAATTTTCTAAATTATTTATACATTTGTTGATAAGATCCTTTCCTTCGTTAATTTCAATTGTTTTTTTTTCAAATGCTCGCCTAGTTCCGTCGTAAGCATTCCTTAACCATTCTGGGTCTTTAGATACATATCCAGAATATATCTCTTTTATTTTTTCCAAAGCAGTAGTAAGTACTTTATTATAACTTGATATAGATCGTTCAATACCAGCACTCATTATATATAAATATATATATATTATATATAATAATTTGAATTGAATTAAATATTTTGTTATAATGGTACCAAAAAGTAAGCAGATAATAAACCCATTATTTAGAATTTAGTCAATCCTTCCGTAGGAAGGAAGTGCTCGTATTTTTTTGCTAATAAAGTCGTCATTTAAAATACGCGTTGCTCTAAAACGAGACACAATAAACTAACAAATATTTGATTTTTCTAAAAATGGCAAATATATCAATAAGTAAATCGCATAATAAATCATAATAGAATTAACACTCCAACACCACATACTCCATACAGTCTGGTCATTATTATAATTTATAAAAGTAATTATTAATGCAATAATACCAAATATAATTCCAAACCCAAACCATCTTTTTTCATAAATAAAACTGAATACAAAGAAAAATAACCATGTTATCCAAATAATTGGATTAGTTCCAAAAAATTTCCATTGTAAATGTCCACTTTTACTTATTACTGAATGAATATTTTTAGTAGAAAATTTATATATTGAAAAAGGAATTGCTATTAATAAATATAAAAATAATAGTACATTACGCAATTGTATGTTTGATAAAATCATAATACTGGCAATTGGTTGTAATAACAATAAAAGTGTCGCCATAATAGAAAACATATTGTTGTAAAATTTATTATTAATATTTTTCCAAATAAAAAATTCTATTAGTTGCATAAATACAAAAGATGCGATGAATAGATAAACAAAAGTATTGTTCAATTCTTGAATTTTATATTTGGTAAATAAATTGTTATAAATAATAAGTAATAATACAAAACTACTAAATAAAAATGTATTTAACGAGACTTGCTCATTCCAACACATCACTATATATTATAATATTATAATAGTTTTGTCCCATTTTACACCATTGAATTCTTCAACGCTGTAAAACGCTCATTTTATATTATTATTATTGATAAAAATATAAAATTATTATCAATATCCATGAGCAAGTCGATTATTTCTCTCTATTTGTGAAGTTTTTTTGATTTTTTATGATTTTTTTTTGATTTACTACCGCCAAGCATCCGAACTGGTCCACCAACCATAGTATGTGGTCTAGCAGTTTCCCCTGAAAAAGGTGCTGCGTTTGAAGCTATATTAGTAAGTGAAATATTATCATGTAGAGAACCTCCTCGTTTTTTATATGTTTTATTTCTTTTTTTATTTGGATGTCTTCTTCCACCGTAGGTTGTATAATTGGGTGGCATACTTGATGTTGATGTTGATGTTGATGTTGATGGTGTACTAGATGATGTTGAATATGAATTATTTGGTGGCACAACAGAAGAATAAGACGGTTGTTGTGGTGTATATGATGTTCCTGTTCCGTTGATGCCAGTTGCTTTTTTTGTTTGATTCCACGCATTTGAAGCAGATTGTGAAATTTTGGTGCTCCAATTACTAAATGTTTCTTTTAACGAATCAAAAAATCCTCCTCCTTTTCTTCGTAAATTGTATTTTCTATTTTTATTATTACTTGGCATATATATATTAATAATAATATAAAAATTAAATTATTATTATGACATCTAAATATAATATCTATATTTATTACCACCAAGTGATGCCAATGCTAATTGACTTCTTTGCTTAATTGCTTTGAATTGTGGAGAATTTA